CCAACAGTGATTGTGTCAGTATTTGAATCACCAAGTCCGATTGCACCACCACGGAAAGTTGCTACTCCAATAAACTCAGAATATCCTTGTACGTTTAAATTCTGACCAATTGTTACGTTTTTATTGACTCCGAGACCACCATCAATTTGAAGTGCGCCACTATCTGGATTTCCAAGTTCGTTATCTGTTGAATCTGTAAATGATACAATTCCAGTAAAACTACTTCCTTCTGCTGGATTAGTCCAACTTAAATTTCCACTACCATCATTTGATAATACAAATCCAGCAGCACCTTGAGATCCAGGAAGAAAATATGTAACAATCCCGGCCAAAGATGCTGGTGCGGCAAGAGTTATAAAACTAGATCCATTATCAGTTCCTTCTACAAGGTTGACTCCACTACCTGTAGTTGCTGTCTCCCGAGTCCAATATCTATGAGATCCTACAAATTTATTTGTTGCTGTTTCTGAAGTCAATCCAACATACAGATCAAAACTATCTGTAGTAAATCCTGGTTCACCAACCTGCAATCCAGGAAGATTTGCTAATAGACCTCTTTTAAACTGAATTACAGGAGATGCCATTTTCCCATGTATACAATATACTCATATTATTTAGATTTTAAAAAGATCCGCCATCAAAATCAATCTGATTATCAAGATCGACTTCCAATTGCTGAACAAATTGATCTGGCAATTGAGCATCCTCTGCAGCACTAGACAACACATTATCTGCAGGAACTAACTGATACTTTTGTGCAGTGGCATTATAAATCAACACATATTGATCTTTATTTGGAAGATCAGAAACAGAAACGTCGCTGAGTTCTGAAAGTTTGTCTGCCACGATTGTTCTCTCTACGGAAACGGAAAAAGAATTTAAGCCGTCTATCCTAACAGAATAATCTGCCATAGGAATACTCTCTTTTTAAAATTATTTAGGAAACTATTGCCATTCCTTCAATTACTCTTGTTTTTTTACCACTACCAGTATTTGTTATGACAACATTATAATAATATCTGCCATGATCCAATTCACTTGTGATGGTATTTCCAAGAGATACTGTTACTTTTCCTGTAGATACGGTTAGTACAGAACCAAATGTTGCACTTACCGTATCAGATTCTGGATACTTTCTTAATGTTGTTAGAGCACTAGAATTGCTCAAATCATATGCCGTTCCATCTGGTTTGGTAATAGTAAAAGTTGCAAAGTAATCTGTACCTTTTTCAATTCCTATGTTTACTACTGGGACTGCCATGACTTTTTTTAATTATTTATCGTTAGTATTCAATCCATCCTTTAGAAGTTTGGACAACTCTGCTGTAGATCCAACAAATAGAGCATTGGTGACATTAGTTGGTCCACGAACAGATTTAGTTTCTTCGATATCTTTAAGTTTCTTTTGAAGATCCATTAATTTATCTGTCGCATCGGAGACGTTTTTAATTAACTGTCCAGCAACTTCATATGCTCTAGGCATTTCACTCTCTTGGGCAAGTTCAAGAATTCCATTGATAGCTTCCTGACCTTTTTCAATAATTGAATAAAGATTACCTCTTGTATACTCATAATCTTTTCGAATATCTTCTATAGATGAAGATATCGTTTCAATTTTTTCTTCAATAGGTTTTGATTCGACTATTTCACTAGAAACATCAAAAGTTTCATTTAACTTGTCGAATTTTTTTGTCATCTTCATGATCCACTAAAACCAAAATCGTCGCCAATATTAATCAATGCATCATCTGCTGAGGTTATCTTCTTAACAGAAGCTCCATTGACGTGTGGTGCAATGATAGTATTATCAGATCCTCTTGTTACTTTGAGTTTGTTTGCAGTCTTAGATTCAACATACATTTCTTCGCTGTCAATAACAATGTAGGTGTTTTCTGGAATATTGGATGCATCAGCAACATCGACGAAAATCGTGGTTGATAATGCGTCAATATCACCATCCAAAGTAGTTGTTACTGTTCCCGTGTAATTCTTAGTTGCACGAGGTTCTACTGAATACGTAAGATCTCTAGTTGGTGCAGATGTTTGATCTCCACCAATATAACCAATACTGACCTTTTTGATAATATCTTTGGAAACATCTGCAACAGGACCAAACAGATATGTTTTTGCTGTAAATCTAAGAGTATAAATCAGAGCTCTTCTTGTTTCAAAATTTCCTTCATAATCATCTTGCATCGAGATTCCTTCAAACACTACGGGAATATCTCTTTTTTCTCCGATTGTTTCTACCAGATTTACTGATAAAGTATATGCCGGTTGAAAATATGGAAGTATTTGCTCTACAATCTGGAGCATGTCATCATTTAACTTTGTATATATTGATAACTCAAAACTCATATTATATGGGACTGGCATAAAAACTTTTCTGGGTTTTGTTTTATCAGTTGCTAACCCAGCTACAAATGTTTGAGTTGTTGTGACTTTCCGAGAAGGATCATAAGTCAGTCCAGTCATTTCAAAAGACATTCTTGGAAGAGAAATTTGAACTGGTTTGTTCAGATTTGGAGACTGCTCAAGTCTTGCCAAGAATTTTTGAGTTGGACTATAAGCTAAAGGAACCTTAATGACACTTGTGGTATTGTCAGATTCATCTTTATGTTTAATTGAAATATTATTGAAAAGGGTTCCAAATGATACAATGGTACTTCTCAATATTTCGTGATAAAAATATTCAAACATGTTAGGAATTCCTTATATATTCTATTTAACAAATATCGATACTCTATCTATGGAGTACCAAATGGATTTGTCTCACTAAAGTCCAATATCAAATCCGCTTCAGATTCAATATTATCATTATCTGCATATGCATCAACATTATCGTCGGATGTATATGCTCTTAATTTATAAGATGCTGATGATGCTGCTCCAGTTATAACATCTCCATTTATAAAACTTCCATCAATTTTATAAACATTAAGTTCATATGTAACACCACTCCAAGATTTTACAAGTGCTGTTGTTCCACTAATACTTCCTGTGACAGTTTCATTTTGTATGAAGGTTCCAACTCCAGATGAAGTTGGTGTCTCAATAGTGATTGTTGGTGCTTCCGTATATCCAGCACCAGCATTTGTAATTCTTATTGCAGTAACAATTCCTACAGAATTGATATACGCTCTTGCTGTCGCATCGATACCACCAATTGGTGCTGTAGAAATCGCTACAATAGGTGCAGTAGCATATCCACTACCGCCAGAAGAAACTGTGATTATACCAACTACACCATCTCCAATTGTTGCTGTTGCAGCTGCTCCAGCGCCTCCACCGCCATTGAATACGACTGCGGGAGCAACAGTATATCCATATCCAGGATTTATAACTTCAACTCCCTGAACTTTATTAGATGGTGTTCCGTTGCAATCTACAATATTATCAATAAATGTTGCAACTCCAACTGCAGTTAATCCACTAGATGGTGCAGAAGAAATTGCAACCTGTGGAAGTGAAGTATATCCATATCCTCTATTTGTAACGGTGATTAATCTTACACCACCATTTACTATTCCTGCAATTGCAGTTGCAGTAGTTCCAGATGAAACCAAAGTTAAGGTCTGAGTATATCCTTCTGTTAGGATACTATCATCAATTTCAGAAACTCCTGTGCTAAGTTCTTCATCTTCATATCTAAAGAGTTCACACTTCAATTCATAGACGTATGTCTTTTGCAATTGATAAAATGGTTGTTCGTGCTCAACAAATTTAATTTCAAATAGCCTATCGCCAAGAGGAAAGTAAACTAAATCTCCCTCTTTTGGTCTAGAAGAAAATTCAATATCGGGCTTTTCTTGAATAAGTGGTACAATATAATTTTCAAATCTTTCTTTTGAGATTGTAATTGTTAAGTCGGTTAATGGTTGAATTCCAAATTTCGAAAGTATTGTTCCCTGTCCTTCATACCCATCATATGTATTTACATAAGCTTCAAGTGGATGTGCTTCGTCAAAATTTGATTCTATAACTTCCCTTATGACACTATTTTTTGTTATATATTTTCTTGGAATATAATATATCTCAACACCATACATTCGGAGTTGTTCATTAATCAAATCTTGAACTAATGATTGTTCAGTTTTTGAACCTTGAAGAAAAAAGGGATTTAATGCCATATTCTTATCCTATCATGTCCAGAGGTGGTAACTCATAAGTACTGGACATTTTCTCCAGAATCGCATCCAACTCTTTCTGTGCATCATCGTACATTTGTCTACCGTTGAGTTCTACTCCTCCTGGGAGTTTAACTCCAGTAAACTTCATCATGTTCTGTCCCCATTGACGCTTGATCAATGCTGTCAAATATGGCTTAATAAACGAATCATTCCAGACTCTATCATACGTTGATGGATCCAATAGTCTATAACAATCAATCACAATATATTGACCAGCCTTAACACTTGCCCAATCAATATCGAGATATAATCTATCTTGTCTCTTATTGAATCTAATTTGCTTATCTGTTGTCAACATGAAATCAATGTCTTCAAGATAAGTTTTTGTCATTGCATAAGTTAAAAGTTCAAGCGAACCCCAATAATAAATGTCATTTAAGAATAACTGATATTTTACACTAAACATATTGCTGGCAAGAGTGTTCTCACCATCAAATTTGAAAATCTTATTAACCCCAATCACGGAAGGGTGGACGGGAAGATAATTTCCATTCTCTTCATATTGGAATGAAGTACTATTGCCAAGATTTTCTGATACTGTTGTAGTAGTTATACCAACTCCACCAGATTTTGCTCTTCCTCTATCAATATCATCTTGAGTGATCTGATACTTCATGTATGTCTGATAGACACCATCAAAATGGCGCTCTTGGAAGTATTGAACTGCATCATCGACAAGATCTTCAATTTGCTCATCGGCAACATTGATTTCTAAAACTGGATATCCCAGTTTTCTTTTACAATAATCAATCAGTTCTTGTCTTGTGCTGGGTTGGGCCATGAGAGTTCAAGTAAAACTTCTTGTTGCTTCAAGTATAATTTTGAGTATGATTTAGCAAGATTTCTCAATTCACTAATATCACTTATACTATCTATATCACGAGCAATCCTTTCATATTCAAAAGATTTATTGAGATTCTCAAGTAAAATTTTATTTGGATCCATAAGTAAGTACCATTAGAAGATTTTTAATTTCATCAATATCACTTTTCATTCTAGTCATATCATCTTCAAGATTCTGAAGTTTTTGTCCTTCCGATTCCCTTGACTTTTTTAAGTTTTTGTAGTTCTGATAGTCATTCATATTTGTATTGAGAATAGCATTTGTTGAGTTGTCTCGAATTAAACTACTATAACCCTCAACCTTAGAAAATTTTGTATTCATAATTACGCAAGGGCAATAACTCTTAGATCCTTCACCCTTGGTGGGTGGGCCATATCGGATGATGATCCAACCAATTTAATACTAAAATATCTAAAGTCTGTCAAGTTATTTGTCGTAAATGTATACTCTTTATATTCTAAGTTCTCACTTAGATTAGCAAGACTATCAGATTTGGCAACCTTAATATCAGATAATCCATCATTGTTTGCAATATCAAGTACATTTCCAAGGTTGTCCAAATTATTGTATCCTGGGAATGGATAATAAATTGGAGTTTCGGTTGGATCACCCATAACTGCATATAATGCTCTGAGATCACCAATTCTGTTTACATATGCACTAACAATAACTTTGAGAGAAGATGCTGGAACTTCAAGTGCAATTGCCTTTGAAGCATATACAAATGCTGATGGATCTTCTTCAAGTGATGAAACTCTAAAGTCTGTTGAGTAGTTGGTGATAGGACTATTTACTCTATTGCTAATAAAGACTGCCGAAACTCTATCAAGGTCAATAACAGGAGATACATTTCTATCAAATGTATTCATTTTTACATTAAGTGTAAATGATTTATTTCCGGGAAGAGTAGAAAGAGCAGATTCCTCATTAACTGAAGAAGCAATAATTCTTGGTGAATTCAAATAGTTGTTTGATGTGAGAGAAATTGGTTCATATCCAGCGTCGGTATATGATTCTTCTGTTCCATCTACACTAGAACCAGTTACTGTTCTAATAGAAGCTGAAAGACCAGTTCCAAGCAAATTCATAGTTTGAATATTTGGTCTAATTATTTCAAATGGAACATTCTGTGTTGCATATACATTCGTTCCACCAGCGGACTTTGTTTCATTAATATAAAGTGGTGGGAATGATGTCGCAACACTTCTATCAATTCCAGATGAAGATGTATCAATCTTGATATGATAATAATCGAGATCGTAAGGTCTCTCTGTAGAGAACTGTACATCTTGAAGAGTATGAGTTTTGTTAATTCTTCTCAGAGAAATTCCATTTAACTCATACTTAAACACTGGAGTACCGGAGGTGTATGAGAATGCCTTTGTTTGGTCAATTTGTCTGGTAATTCCAGTTAAACTATTGCCATCGACACCTTCATAAGAAATAATTTCATCTTCGATGAGGATATAACCTGGATTTGTTGATCCAACACTTACATTTTCAAAAGTTGAGAATCCGCTCGCATCTGTAAGAACAATGTTCCCAGAATCTTCTTTTGCATACGACGCATTTAATGTTGTTGGTGTAATATCAGAATATACACCAGAAATAACAAAGTTATTATTTAATGCGTACATTCCATGATTCTTATGATTTACTTTGATGTGCAATCCATCAAAGTTTTCAGAGTCTACAGATACATAACTTGCAGTTACCCCGCCACCATTCAAAGCTGTGACTCCAACACCAGTTTCAACATATGCAATGGTACTCCCAGCACCAGTTGCAAAATTGCCTTGAACATTATCAAGAATAATTTCGTTAATACCAAAAATTTCACCAACAGATAATCTTAGATTTGATCCAAGTGTACTTCCATTAAGATTAGAAACGCTTAGAACGTCTCCAACACTATATCCGGAACCACCAGAAGAAATAGTTGCCGCAGTGGCAACATTTCCAGAAATTGTTATATTTGCTGTGGCATTAACACCAGATCCAGTAATATTCGTCAGAGAAACTCCATTATACGAACCATCAGAGTATCCAATTCCTGCATTTGTCAATGTTAGATTGCCAGTTATCGACCCAGCAGCACCGACATAATTACCAGTTGCAGTTGAATTCTGCTGAGATACTGTGGTTCCAACAATAAAATTGGCACTAGTTACGGTTGTTCCAAGTCCAACGCGAATTCTTCTTGAATTCATATCAAGAGGATTCTTCAGCAAGTTTGCAATTTGCTTGTTGCCAATATTTAATTCTGGATTGTAGAAATTAATATCACCAACTTGATCAGTAAATACTGCTTGGTAAAGTGAGAACTTAAGATCTTCATATTGGCTTGGAGTCCAAGTCGATGCATTTTGTGATTTAAATAATGAACCAAGAAGTGGTTGTTCGGTTACAAAAATTTGCTGAGATTCTGCTAATCCAGCAGTTGTAATATCTGGTTCACCGAGCCTTGATACCCAAACTTCATATGACGTTGATTCGGAAAGAAGAACAACCGCATGTTCTTGTCCGCCTCTAAGGTACACTGGAGATGGGAAAGATATTGTTGTAACTGCAGTTCCATCTTCAGAAATATTTACATTCTGTGGATCAATAACAACTTCACTGAATGGATAAATTTGCTTAGTTGGTAATCCAAGTTTCATCGGGCGAAGTTGTACTACAACTGGAAGTACATCATCTTTTGATCTAAAGTACAAATCAATTTTGGTTACGAATAAACCACTTCCTTCTGGAATTGCAAATGATTGTGCCAGAGGATCTACTTGTGGTGCTGGAGCTTCAACAACAACAGTATTTGTGATGAATACTGGTTGAATTCTAGTTACAGTAGTATTAGATGACGTTGAAGAACTGGATGTGGTTCTGGAGTCGGTGAGAGTTGTAGATTCGAAGGATGGATTTCTTGTTGAAACAATAGTTTCTTGAATATTGTTTAAAAGACCCTGTGCATAATATGTTGCTTCTCCTTCTGTGGAAACAGTTCCTGGAACTAAAGAATTTGATGAACTATTTGTCAATTTAAAGGTCTTTACACCAGTTTCAAAAGATGGGTTTGTTGGTACGTTTGGATTTGGAATTAAATATGATCCAATAATAGTACCAACATGATCAGTTACCAGTCTAACGCTAGAAATTGTAGCTTCCGCTCCACTTGTAAGACCTTTCAATTTGAGTCCTTGAGCAACTTTTCCAAAGAATTCGCCCTGAGTTTGCTCAGAAAGACTTGAAATATCTACATTAAGAATGGTAGAAGTTGCAGAATACGAAGATGCTAAGAATCCAGATTCTTCTTGATTATATGGATTTCTGGTATATACGTCGGTAGGATCATTAAATGGTCCATACTTATGGTTTGATGATGCAACTCTAAATTTAATTTCTGTAGGAGTAATTCCAGGAACATCATTTGTATTTGTTGATGATGCTGGGAAAGTGCCAGTAACAGTTTCACCAACCTGGAATATTCCAGATACCATATTAATTTCAAGAAGTTTTGGAATAACAAACGAATTTACATCTTCTCCATCGAAGAATGCATAGACTGTGGTAAATGGTCTAAAACGTTTTCCAACAAATTCAACGTTTCTCGAACGCATGAAAGTTGCAAGTTCGGAAGAAACTAACGAATCACCATATGAAGTGGTATTAACTTCTTCTGTAAGTTGTAATTGAGATCCCGTTCTTACTTGCTCTTGAGTTGTGGTTGTGGTTGTAAATGTTGTGGTTGCGTCTCCAGAATTTTCTACTCTTTGTGAAGTAGAAGATCCTGTCCAAGTTGTCTCCCAAGCGCCCCAATTTACCGGACCAAGACCGGTTTGAGGATCAAATCCTTCAGCAACTAGTTGTGCTTGAGTAGCTGTAAAGTTATCTTGTGTTATTACTCTAGCATCCAATCTAACCTGATCAGTCCAAACATCTGAAGACGGTGTTAATCCAATGTTTCCAACATAATTTGTTACCAAGTATGGTGTTACATTCTCAACTCTTGTTGCATATGGTTGTACTATGAAAGATGCTTCTTCATAGTCCAGAGTGATAACTTGCCCAGTGCGTTTTACATTATTGCCAATAAGATCGGTTACAAATCTAGGATCTGCATTTGGATCTACAGAGTCTCCAATTCCAACTAAAGATTTTGATCCAAGCAGTAAATCAACTTCTGTAACATATGCTGCAGGACGTAACTCTTGATTCTTTTGGTCAATAGAGTTTTTAATTCTAGTAGTTGTATTTTGTACGTTAAGGTTTCTAAAATTATCTACAAAGAATCCAGATTTAAATCTATCAAGACCATTTACATCTTTAATACTCAATGCTTGAGTATTAGTCTCTAATAGATTTAATGTTGTATATGATTCCAAGTTTTTAATTCTATCTTCAAGTCTTGAGATATCCCTCATTTGATATCTCTTATGAGAAAGAAGATTGATAGATGCATCCTTAACATTGCAAAGATATGGTGGTAAAACAGCGGATGCTATCTCCAACGAATCATCTAGAGCTTTTGGTGGTCTAGGAGTTTCTGCTGGATCTCCCGAAACCAATTGCAGAGCACCACTCTTTGTTAGGAAAATTCTGTCAATTCTTCCGAGATAATGATCAAAGGAAAGGAGAATAGACTCGTCCGATGCTAGAATGTTTCTTCCAGAATTTTGAGACTCTGAGAATGATCTTGATAAGAATTCAAATGGTGATCTAGATCCTACAGTAACAGAATATTCTGATACCCTTGGTCGAACATCCAAAATATCACTATTGGCAATACGTCCATTAACTGGAGATATATCGCAATAGTCAAAATTATTATACGAATTTACTGTAGTTATATCGCCAAGATCTGATGAAGCAAATCCTGCAGATTCAAAAATGATTTTGATTTGTTTTACTGGCTCTTTAGACGTTGAATTTCTTACAATTCTTGAATAATCATAAATCGTATTTTTTTGTGATTTATCTAAAGAATAGTTTTCAACGATATTTTTATCGGAAAGTATAACTGCCGAAATTGTGGCATCAATTCCACTTTCTTCGAAGGAAACTGTTTCACTACCCTGGAAAGACTTATCATTTAAGTATACAAAATTTATCTGAAGATCATTCACTTTACCAACGTAGACTGCTATTGCACCAGATATATTACCTGTTACCTTTTCTCCAACTAATAAATCCGAAGTTTTATTTGTTGGACCAGTTAGAGAACTGAAAGTGAGTGCCGGTAAAGTGGGTTCAGATGTACCAGAAGACTCAAATACTCCATAAATTTTTGTTACGTCTGGGATATTGAGACAAATTTCTTCATCCTGCACTCTTGTTCCATATGGATAGTTTCCATAAGTTAGACCGTCATTTACCGTAGTTGATCCAATTCCAGAATAGTTATATTTCGATTTATCAATTATTAAAGTGCCAATTCTGTTTCTATTTTTAACCTTAGACTTAACATTTGTCTTTCTTAAGGTTGCGATTAATCTTGCACCAGCATCATTTGAACCTAGACCGTAAATGGTAAGTTCGGATGAAGTTGCATTAAAAGTAAACTTATCGGAACTTAAGTTTTCGAAGGATCCATCAGATCTAACCAAAACATATCTTTCTTCATCAAATGGTAAAAATGTTTCATTTGATCCTGCAGATAATGTATTTGATTGATTTCCAGAAATAGTTACTGCAAACTCTTTTTTGATTGTTAAATTGGACTCTGTGAGATCTACCGAAGAAATATAATTTTTCGGAAGTTTGGTGTATAGTGTGTTATCTGTTGATGATTGGAATTTCGATCCAAGAATTGCAAGATCGCTTGCACTACTTGATGTGGATGGAGCTGAACCTTCACAAATTCCTGTTACTGTTGTAACTCCCGCAACAACGATGGAATTTTGGGATACACTCAACACCTTATTAAAAGTTGGAACAGATGATCCCGAAATTGTATATTGGACCAGACCACCAACTTTTACGTTATTTGTAAATGCAAACGAACTATCGGACGTATCTAAACTAATCGTACTAATTCCAGATGCAGATCTTGCAGTAATTGATGCGGATCCAACAGAGTACGTAATGGATGGTACTAAATCTGCAGTAAAGGAAGTGGATGAAGTACTTACATTGCTTAACGATTGAATATCCTTAATTGAATACTCTGTAATTGCTGTTGATACTCTACTCGTCGCCTCTATTCCATTAAAGATGAATTTTTCATTCGCAGCAAAAGATCCTTTTACGCCGTATGCTGTAAGAATACCTGCATTGTTTACATCGTATCTAAGATATCCAGATGCGCCACTGGATTTTCCTTTGATATGTACTGGGGTTGTTAAAGATACGTTCTCATTTAAGACAATTTCCGTATATGTCTCAACATCAAATAAAGCAATGTCCCATTGATTTAAATTTTGGTTTGATGCATTGTATGATCCTGATTCTAATGCATAATCATAAACTCTTGCTAGTCCAATTTCTTTGCCGGGAATAGCAGAAGATGCAGATCCAACTCTAGAATCCCTTAAACTCACTACAAATGGATTTCCGAGATTTAAATTTGGAGCTCCAGTTGCCCTATTCAAGGTAAATGTTGGTCCAGTTACATACGCAATGCTTGCGTCAGAAACTGTTTTGGTTGTTCTTGGTTTTTTAAAATCCAAATAGTTTGCAGATAGGGACTCTACTTCAAAACCCCTAACATACGCCTTTCCGGCACCAATTTTATATGTTGCTAAATCTTTACTTGGAGTATTATTATTATACGTCAGAGAATTCTTTTGGAAAACCCCACTGTTTCCAAGGTTATCATTTAAAGTTTCTTTGGCAGATACTGTAAATGGAGTTACATAATAATCTCCAGATTCATCAGATGTTCTTCTTGCCAATTCATTTGCTATCTCATTATATTGTGATGTTGTAGTTGTATTTTTAATTAATTCACCATTTCTTACTTCCAATAATCCAATAAAGTTTTCTGAAGTAACATCAGTTACTTCTTTCTTTGCCAATAAGGCTGTGATTTTAAATCTATCTGCTCCGGGAGCAGCATAGTTTGAAAATCCCTTTGCATTATCTGTTAATGATGTATCTTCGTCTGCAGTAACTGTCTCCTCAACTATATCAAAACCAACCTTGTAACTACTGATATTGGTATATGGATCTAAAACCAGAATTTGATTTGATACTTCTACAAAATAACCCCTTAAAAAATATACTCCAGTATTGAGAATTACAGCAGATCCGGTTCCAGTGGAATTTGCTGTTGTATTTGCAAATCCTTCTCCAGATTGGATGATAACTGAGTTTTGGGTATATGATGTATTAAGAGTTAATTTTTCATTATCGGAAAATGTATTTTGATCCGATAATCCAGAAGACAAATAATTTACATATAAAGTTGTATATTCATTTTCCAATTCATTCTGCGGCAAAACATGAATGATTTGTGCCTCTACTTTAGATTCGTCGCCAGTAATCTTCTTTCCAACCAGATCTTCAATGTAAGTGCTAACATCTACTCCCAGATATGAATTTTCAATCTTTACAAATCTAAATTGATTTGTGTAATTCAGTTGTCCGGGAATTACTACTGACCCTTCTTTGAATACATGGTTACCAAACTTTTCAATCTGATCCTGAAGGATAGACTGTAGGGTTGTTAGTTCTCTAGCCTGAATCGGATATCCAGGTTTGAATAAAACCTTGTGGTAGTTTTTCGATGAATCAAAATCGTCAAAATATGGGGAAACGTTGAGATTGGTTGACTCTGGCATGATTTCTTAGAATTGCAAAATTACCTTGATATCTTCTTTTTGACTAGACGATCTAGTTACGGAAGGTCTATTATCTACATGAATAATATTTCCAGAATATTTTTGAACTTCTGGATTGGACACTCCATTAATAAAATTCTGTCCAAAATAATATGTCCTACTATTTATTGAGGTTGATATGCCATTAAAGTTTTCATCAATTGCTAAATTTATACTTCCACCCTGCACCAATGTCGTTCCACCGACACCAGGAGATGATGTAAATCTATTTAATCTGAATCCATATATTGGTGATACATTCTTTGATCCATCAGTATTGAATCCAGCAAGAGTTCTGTCCTGCCAATATTTTAAAACTCCAGTATTTTGATCATATGACACCACCTTACCAACAGCAGTTGAAGCAACACCAACTGTTTGCGATACCAAAGAATCTGCTTCAAACACTGCCGTACTATAACCAGCACCAACAAGTTTCACCGCATACACAGCACTTGCTTTATCTTCAGTCAATATTGAACTAGATCCAAAAGAATATGGATTTTCAACAACTCCTACTCTAGAAATTTCATTTCCGGTAATAAAATCTGGATTTTGGGTGTCATTTTCAATTCTTGCATAAAGAACTGCTCTATTAGCACCAAGTTCTCTATAAATGTCTGCACCGTGTCCACCTTTTGGTGGAATAATTACATCAAAATCTGGTGATGTTGTTCCTGTAGGAACATTTCCTGCGATTAAATCTACAGTTCCATAGGTATATCCAGAACCACCACTAGAAACAGTAATCGATTCTACTTTAGAGTTGTTATTAATAATAATTGTAGCTTCGGCACCGTTTCCATCACCCTTAATTGGAACTCTAGTGTATGTTGTATTTGCCGTTCCAATTCCAACTCCACGGTCTTTAATTGTTACAATTTTAATTTGGCCACTGGTTGCGGCATTATTTCTTACAGCAGAATCCGCATCATTTGTTTCCCAATTTTTAGGAACGGGGATAAAATTGGAAGTTTCAAACTTAATAATGTCGCTAGGGGCAATAGTGTACAAATATTTCCAAACATATCCATCACCACTTGTCCCAGCAGATCTTGGTTCTAAGTCCGTGAATGTTGGTTCATCAAGAGATGGTCTTCCTTCTGGATTTTCTGGATTCGTTCCATTTTGAATGCAAATATAAACGCGGTAATCGCTATTTACCACATAATAATTTGCAGAATATAAATTAGTCGATCCAGATGGTTTTGATGTATTTGTTCGCGTTATATTATGACGATACATATCGTAAGTAGTTCCAGAGCTCCATGTTATTTTTCTAACTACTTGCTTTATATTCTCTGGTGATATTTTTTTCAGTGCTATTGCAGTATCCCAGTACGAATTTTCTTCATCAAAACTATCTTTTGGTGCTGGTGGATTGGCATTCCAAGTCGGACTATAGTCCGTAGCATTTGGAAGACCCACAAATACATAATATGAATTATCAGAAGAACTTGCTGCTGAAACAAAATTCTTTGCACTTGAGATTCTAAATTGATCTGTTATAATTGCAGACATTTTAAAGTTTTTTATGTATTTATGTGGTATAATCTTGGTGTTTTAATGGAAGAAGTCTCTGAACAGTTGGAGATGACGAAATTCCCACAAGACCATTATTGTAATTTACAAAAGATTTTGGATTTGTTCTATTGAGACTGGAAATTTTACCCCAACTATATTCTCCATAGAATGAACTAAATCCAGTTCCAGAAATATTATTGTAATCTGAAAGACTTACAGTTACTTGAGAAACATAGGTCAATCCAATTCCGGGAACATCGGTTTGTGCAATAGAAACCGCAACAGCCTTGTAAATATTATCTATAAAGGATGTTCCAATACCGACAGATTCTCCATCTTCATTAATGGACGTTACACCATCACCAATATTTGAATTTTTAACCACAAAGTAATAACCAGTTGTAATTCCAGAAACTCCAGTGGTAGCAATTCCAACAGAGTTAATATCTAAATCTCGTAAATAAGAGTCTGTTGGAATAAACAAATCGAATACTAATGCTGTTGTTGCAACAGCAACCGAATCTGTCTTGACGCCAGTAATAACACCAAAATCACCTTCAAAGGAAATGTTGGTTATTACTTCTGATATTACGCTTGGAGATTCTATTAAAACTTGTGGTGGATTTGAAGATGTGTATCCACTTCCAATAGCAGAAACGTCAATCGCAGTTACAACTCCATTTGTTATTGTGGCAGATCCAGAAGCTCTGTAGGTTGTTCCCAAACCAACTGGATTTGAAACGGTTACTTCTGGGGAACTTGTATATCCATAACCACCATCAGAAATGGCAAATGATGTAATTGTTCCTGCAGCAGAAACAATTGCCGTTGCAGCTGCCCCCGATACAGAGTCCTGAGAAGTAACTACAATCTTTCTATAATTATTGTTTCCAATCGTATTTTCATTTTCTGCATCAAAGAAGGTCTTAACACTCTCAACAAAAATAACGGAAGAAGTAATTCCAAGACTATTGATAATATTTGATGATGGTTGAATATATGGTTCATAAATGACTCTTGACTTCCCAATTTCTTGACCATTAATAATCTTATCTTCGGTTTGATAACATAAAGTTACTGGTCTTCTATAAGTCTCACCAATGCTTAATCCTGGATTATAGTAGATACTCGTCTCTGCATAATCACTCGCTGGGATACTTGTTACCAATCTCTTTTCTTCTGTTAAGAAGATTGAATCATCAATTAATTGTAAATCATCTCCAATTTCTACAGGTTCTAACACATCAATAAGGATAACATCGACCTCATCATTTCCTTTATAGAATAAAATCTTTGAAGTATCTCCTTGTTTTGGTGGTTCTGGGAAAGTTATCAAATTTCCACCTGGGAAAAGATAACCCTTTCCGGGGAATTGAAGGACATCATTGATGAACACCAACAATGTTGCTTGAATATCAATCTGTGATCCAGGTCGTGTTCTGATCGAAGTTAGAACATCGTTTATCTTGATCTGGAAACTCTTTCTTTCTCCGTCAAATAAAGAGTCAATTGGATCAATAACTTGAAGGTCTCCGAGTGACCAACCAGCAAAAGAATCTGTGTGAGTTCTATCCACTAAAATCTGGAATTCTTCAAAAGGCAAACTAGAATTTGTTGGAATTCCAACTGTTCCACCAACCCCAATGGTAAGAATTTCTCCCTGACCATAAGCATATCCCGTGTTTCTAATCTCAAATCCAATAACACTAGATCCTTGACCAACAATAACATCAACAGTAGCCCCACTTCCAAATCCTGTTGGTGAAGATGAACTATAAACAAGTGGTAAGTTACTATATGACAATGGAGAATCAAAGAATACTAATGGTGGATTTGTTGATGTATATCCAAATCCAGGATTTGTGATTGCAATACTTACGACATGTCCACCTTGAATTGCAGCAGTTCCAACAAATTCAATATTTGGAGTTCCAACACTTAATGTTGCCACACCAACATTTACCGTTTGCAATCCTTCTCGGTATCCAGAACCACTATTTCCAATAGAAATTGCACTAATTGTTCCTGCAATTGAAACAGTTGCAGTTCCACCAGCAGCAACCAATGGTTGATATCCAAATCCTGCAGTTGAACCGACAGAAACAATTATTCCTTTCCTTGGCAATTGTGATGCATTGATATCGTAAGATTGTGACTGACTTCCATTAAACGTTATAGTTGTAATTCCGGAAGATTCCGAAAGACTATAATTTCCTTCTACAGTAACTGGTAGAGTTGATCTAGAAGGACCTTGGAAAACCTGATTTACAAGTACAATTGCATTACTTGTACTAATTCCAGTAATATCGGATCCATTAGATCTTAATCTAAAATCAGTATTTGATCCATTAAAGGAATCTGAGATATCATCAAAAACTTTATTATAGAAATAAGTATGCTCGGAACTGTTGACATCTCCAGATTTCAAGAAAACTCTACCATTAAATGTTGAACCGGTGTCCAAACCAACATAATCTTGCTCATCTGGTCTGTTTGATGGATTTGTAAATGGAACTCGTCCCCAAGGAGATGTGACAAAATTAATTGTGTTTCCACTAATATTGTAATTGCCTGCTAATTTTGTAATTAATGATCCTACTTCATGAGTGCTAATACCGGTTCCAAGCCATCCTCTTTGTACAATAGCAACATTTGTTGCACCATACCCAAGAGTTTCTATTCTCATAGTTTCTCCACCAATATCGATCAAATCCCCACTAAAGAATGATGTAATTCCGGATAATGTAATCACATTTGTAATAGTCTCAACATATGTTCCAACCGTTGTTGTAATTGCGGTAGATACAATTGGAGATTGAATTACATTATCAATTGCAATTATTGATCTTGCATTTTGTCCATTAGATTTTAATATGTGTGATGTTCCAATTCCAACACTTGTAATATCTAAAATATTTGGTGGAGCTGAAAGTGCATCAGCAGCAGATCCAGCAAACTTTAAGTACAGATCATCTGTTTTAACAGCATATAATGTCCTTGGAAGTTTATCTGTAGATCCAATACCAGTTATAGTCGTTGTTGCAATTCCAACAGCATTTCCACTATCTCTGTCGGAATCGGTATATTCATAGGTTAATTTTTCACCAGTAGTAAAGTAATGTGATGGAATTTTTAATTGATCAGAATCTTCGTCAACTATTGTGGAATCGTTTCCAAGGAAATATCTTTCAAAGATTGGCAACTCATCGTGGGTCAATTGGAAAGTTTTTCTTGATGCGACTAAAGTACCTTCATAAGATCCATGTCCACTGGTTATTGATCCATTGTTTAGAGAAATTTGTGTTGGATAATTGTGACTATGTATTGAAGTTAACACTTGCTGGAATATTCTTACAGAAGTTTCAATACTTGTATTTGGGGTAAACTGTAATACTGTATCATCACCAATTATATCTACAGTAAATGTGCCAAGATTTCCATTTGTCTCAACATAACCAAATTCAGAAACATATGCGTTTGATTGATTCTTTAGAACAACTAATTCTGATATTTGATATTCTAAATTAGTCAAATCTTCAATAACCGCAATATAATATGCTGCATCAAAATCATATGGGAATTGTGCCACCGTAATTGCAGTTGGCGATCCAGACGCAGCAATATCTGTAAAGTTTGATGAAACAAAACTATCAAACATATTGGAAGTTCCAACACCAACTGCAGACGTATTGGCAATAGAAACTCTGATCGTGTTTACATAATGATTTGTCGCCAATCCAACATTTGGTGTTAAATCAACCTTCAATTCGGAACCAGACAAGTATGCATGATATGTACCAATTCCAGTTGATCCAAAGGAAGTTAAATCATCATTGGATAATTGGCCATAGTTATTAAATGTAACATCTACATCATTGTGGATAATGCCCAGTTCATCAACCTCATAGTAAGATCCATCTTCAGCACCAACTACAACGTAAATTTTGGATGCTCTATATGTTGATGCTATCCCAACAACAGTAGTTGCTGTTGAAGTTCCTGCTGCAAGCACTGTTGAAGAAGAAGCAATACTTACGATATCGCCAAGACTCTGTTCTCCAACGGAAGTTGTTAAGTCGCCAACTGATAATGATGAGAATGAAATATTATAATTATTTTCTTCATAAAATACTGGATGAAACTCTAAAGTTCCTTCCGTTCCGGCAATACTAAAATCAAAATATCCTAGATCATTATTATTATAAATTTTTCCATACTGATTTAGATATCCATAATCGTTGTCATGAAGCAATGATACAAGCATTACTTGATTTTCATCAGCATATACCAAATCATTTACAAAAGTTATATACTTTTTATATCTGTTATTTGAAAGATTAAATGTGTCAATATTTGTAAAACGAGTAGTTCTTGGATTGCTATTAAATTGTGGGGCAAGATCATCAATAGTCAGAACTCTATTTCCGATAGATTCAAGGTAATCCTGAAGAATTATATTATCAAATATTACTTGACTGGATGCATATTGATTAGAAATAATTATATTATTTTCTCTAGCAATATCAAAGTCTGTTCTACAATGTGTATTGATTACAGAATCCAGTTCTGCAATAGAACTAACTTCCGCATCAACTGTGGATCCTATGCCAACAGATTCGGTTGATGATTGAATTTGTAAATCGCCAAACTTTTTAAATCCAGAAGTGTGATTTAATTCATCGACATTTTTATCCCAAGTTTCAAATGGAACACTAGTTTTTATAGAATATGCAAAGTATTGATAGTAGTCATTGTCATGAATTCTTTGAAGATCATTATTCAAGAATCCCGTTTCTTTTTGCCAACCTTTTTTAACAATTGAAGAAGATTTGACATTGTATATTGAATCAAAAGAAATCGCTCTCAAAATTTGAGCTTCAGTTTTTGAAGACTCTCCAATAATAGTTTCACCAACTTCAAAATTTTTGTTTGTTGAAACTTTCATTTGCAATGAGAAAGGATCCCATTTTATAATATTACCTGATGTAGTTTGTGAAAATACTCCTTCACCAGTAAAGAAGTTATTTTCCTTATACTGGGGATCAAATATTGGAAGATCTTTCTCGGGTATTATTCTTCCATAAGAATTGACTGGATCATAATTTCCAACTATTTCACCACTTCCAAGTCTGTCGGAAATATTATATGAAACAGTGGCTCCAATTCCACCAATATTTGGATCTATATTTACAATGGTGAAAAATTCATATCCATATGAGGAAGAATTGTACCCCTTTGCAGTAGATCCAACACCAACGCTAACATTTTCGATCAAAACTTTGTCACCAACTGCAAATGGGAAGTCTGCAGCATTGCTAAAACTTGATCCAAGTGTTACAATAACATCTTCAGATGAAGGAATAAATCGTATAGTACTAATTCCAACACCATTACCGTTGTTTACTGGGAAAATTGTAGTTGTATTTCTATCAAGATTCTTAGCATTCTTTAAAATAGTTACATTAGAATCTCCAAGATTGTAGTCTAAAATTACCTCCTCATTTGGAAGTCTGGTTAGGGTATCAATTACAACCAGATCTGGGGCAATATTATAATTTCTTCCAACAGAATTAATTCCAATATAATCAAAAGAAACGAGATTTTCTACTTCTAAAATTTGAGGTATGATTGCAGTTGGTCTTAAACTAAGGTCTGAAGGATAATCAAAACCAATATCTTGCAATTCAACTGTATTGATTGTTCCAATATCTCTACCATATGGTATCAATACTGCATCGGTTCCAACACCAGATTGTACTGAGGATATTGCTGGTAAAGATTTATAAGATAATCCCTTAGATTTTAACGAAATTTCATGAATGGGGCCATAGGCACTTCTTGATGTTGTTTGATATTTAAGTTCTCCATCGGAGGAAGTATAAGAAGAAACTTCTGGATAATCTAAAATTGAATAAGAAAACTGAGTATTTGCAACTGATACTGTATTGTAATTACCAGAATATAAACTTGTTATTATTCCTGGTAAAACGGAAACCTTGATAGAATCTCCAACATTCAATCCATGAGTGGAAGATGTAGAAACGGTAACTAAATTTGTTGTCAATTCTCCTTTGAGGGTATTTTGATAGCTTGTTTTAAAACTATGCGAATTTCCTAACCCAACATTGGTGAAATATAATAGAGATGCTGTAGTAGAAATTCCAACAAAAGATCCTGTCGTTCCCAATCCAACTTTAATTGTTGAAATTCCAATCAAATTATCCCCAAGTTTAGTTGCGTAAACTGTAGAATTATTTTGTAGTTGATAACTGGATACGCCATCTGTAGATATTGAAACAGCCGTTCCACCATTATCAAAATAAGTTAATTCCGTTCCAGTTTCTAACCCATGCTTAGGGATCCATATGGATCCAACTGGAATATTAATCTGAGTAAGTCCAACTCCAGGATTTGTAAATGTTAAGGTATAACCTATTCCGGGGCCCGAAATCGTTCCAATACCAATAGATTCCGAAGGATCAAAATAATATTCCCTATCAAGTTTTAAATTGTTTGATAAAGATGAAACTTCAAAAGGCAAATTGATTCTTCTGGTTTTTTCAGTTAATGCAATTCCAGATGATATTGTAGTTATCCCCTGCGTTTCATTATAACTACGTAAAACTCTAATTCTAGATGAAGTCGGGTCTACATTTAAAATCTTAATGTCTTCATCAAGAATTTGGTATATGTCATTTTCTAGAATATTGCTGAGACTTCCACTTACATTAAAATAAGTGACCAATCCAGTATATCCGGTAGATCCTATTCCAGTTGTAAGTAGTAATCTGTTATTTAAAACCGATATCTTTCCACTTGTACTAATTCCTGAGGCTGAGAATGTTACTAATTGATTGTTTATGAGAGTATGTGGATCCGTCACATAACCAACAAACTGTTTAGATTCTGCAAGAGGAATCATCTGAACACCAGTGAGTGTTGATGTTGTCACACCAATGTTCGTTATATCTTTACCATCAATCAAAGATACTTTTCCAGAAATTCCAAATCCACCAGTATTTGTGTTGTTGAAGATTATTTGATCTCCAATTTGGTAATTTGTTCCACCAGTTTTAATTCCGATGGAATCTATTCCAGATCTTGTTGAGTTTTTAACAATTGATAATTGCTTCTTTATTTTATTGGAATCGAGAACAAAGTCATAATAACTTCTTGATGAGGTGAAGTTATATGGTGCAGTATTTCTACTCCATTCAGTTTTGTTTATATCTATTTCATCTTGGTTTGAATTTGATAAGAAATTAAAATCTATTGGTTTTGATTTATAAGCATTTCCTATTACATATGGAAATACTGGTTTTCTATAGAACTGGAATGGACCGATAGAATCGGTTGTTGAGTTTATGGTGCAGAAATATGCATATACTCCATCTGGATATTCTGGAGTTGGTCCAAATTTTCCGTTATGCTCATCAAGATCTCCAGATCCAGTGTAAATATAATCCTCAACAAAAAATCCTACTGGATATTGTAGAGTATTTGGTCTAGTAGAACTTAAAGATTGTACATAACCAGATACCATTCTCTTAACATTTCCATTTGAATCAAATCCATATGGGCCATAAATTGGATTGCCATCATATGCCCATCCAATTATTGGTGAGTGTACCGAAGAATCAATTTCTACTCCAGAAAGAATTTTTAAGTCTGGAACAAAAATTGCAACTTCATTTACATATTCTTCCGCAAGAACTGCAGATCTTAAATTCCTTGGTGCATATGCGTGACCATATTGAAGTCCATAATCATCTTTATGAGACTTTTGAATGATTCCATCATCATCAGATAATTGATTGAAGTAAATCAATCTTTCCACTTTGTTTATATTCCAAGAACTAATTTTTGCTTCAAATGCCGCACCCGATCCAGCTGCAATCACATCAATATTGCATCCATCAGAATATCCAATTCCCTCAAAAATTACATTTACTTGAATTAATTGCCCACCACTAACAACTGGTGAAAGAATAGCCCCAACGCCCCCAGAATCGCTTATAACAAGGTCTGGTGAGGAATTATAACCACTACCACCATTCGTAACAAATACCTGCTTTATCCTTCCATCAGATATTACTGGCAGTACTTCTGCTCCAGAACCAGAGTTAAGTGTAAACTGTGGTTGTTTGTCGTAATTAATAATATTTTCGTTACCATATCCATCACCACCCGAAGTGACAGAAACTGATGTGATTTCTCCTCTAAAAATCGGATTTAATACTGCACCAAAAGATTGTCCAGATAAAGTAGAAATTCCGATTCTTTCTTTAATATTAAAAGCAATGCTTGATCCGGTACTTACATATCCACTTCCACCACTTACTACAGAAATTGATCCTATTTTCTTCTTTCTTTCGGTGGAAACTAATTTATGAATGCCCCCTCCAAATGAAGTTAAATTGATAGTATTAATTCCTACTGCAGAATCGTTAAATGTGTTGTGAAGTTTAACGGTATATCCATCCTGAATAGATATGTAATATTTTGCTCCCGTGGAAAGTCCACCGACCACAGTTCCACCCTGAGGGTTGTAAACAATCTCCTCAGAATCCCTAAATTTGTGATATGTACCAAATCCAATAGTATCATTTGTAAGATTGACATTTAATGATGTGGATTCGGAGTTAAATTGGGAACTATGTTCAAATTCTACCAAATTTGCTCTAACGGTAGCTCCAGATCCACCGCCACCAGAAATTGTTATAATTGGATCTTCGAGATAATCAAAACCGGGATCAATAATATCAACTCTTTTTAATGAACCAGTTACAGTTACAACTCCAGTTGCCCCAGATCCCAAGTCATCAGAAATTGTTAATTCTGGTGGATTGATAACGTCATATCCACTTCCCGGAGAAGTAGTTGATACCCTCTCAATTGGTCCATGGAAAATATAATCATTTGTCTTATAGTTTATCAGTTCAACGCCGTTAACGAAGATTCCAGTCGATCCTACGGGGGTCTGGTGGTCTAAATTATCGTTGACTGGAGTTGTCAACTTTCTAATCAATTTCTGGGGTTTTACTCTTTCTTCAATTAATTCGCTGTTGCTAAATTGGAGTATAGAAAATTTATTACTTGATACAGTACCGGATACTGAGATATAATTTTCGGTGTAAATATTCTCTAAACTTCTTGATAGACTTATTGTTGTGCCATTAATTACCTTAACAAAATAAATTCCGGGGAAAAGATCCAATTTATTTGAGTCATCTGTTGGATTGTAAACAATCGCATCTCCAGTTATAAACTTATGAGAACCTATTACTAATTCCGTTCCAGAAAATGATCCAGAAAAAATAATAGATCTATCAATAATTGATAATGGATTATTGTAATATGCTGGCAATGAATTGGATGCCACATATAAATTAGAATTTAAATCAGTATATACATTCTGAACATTCGCAGAATATTTTTCAATTTCAGAATAATTTGTGGTAGATACTTTCTTTACATCTTTTCTGACAGTATAGAAATTATTTGTACTAAGCTCGCCTTGTCCACTAATATTAAATGAAGTCTTATTATCAAAACCAGTAACACTTGAATGGTGAATAGATGTAATATTTTCTGGTATTATTTGTCCATAGAATTCTCTACTATCGGAAGAAATAATAGTGATCGAATCTCCGACGACAAAATCGTGCTCATCATATAAATTTATTTTATACGTATAGTTTGATATATCAATTAATTCTACTGATTTTACATCATATCTTCCTGATACATTAAAAAACCAATTATTTGCTTTGTGGTCACTCAGTTTTGATCCCAAAGTTTCGATTTGAATTGTATCATTTTTCTCGTAATAGTATGTCTTATCGAGAATTTGTAAATCAGATAAAACACCAGTTACCCTAACAGTAACAAGATTTGATGTTGATACTCCAACAAAAGCATAAGCATATGAATCCAAAGAAATTTCTTTTCCGATAGAAATTTCTTGAGTTATTCCGGAGCAATCTAAAAATTGATTAATAGTTTTATCCGAATAATCGATATAAAATTGGGTGTTAGTTGCAGAGTTTACTACAAGTTTTCCAGATGCTGGAAATCCAACTGTAGAATCTACATCGATTGTTGTTTTGCCAATCCCTATTGTGCTTGTTGCCCTTGTTTTAGGATGAATTGTAAACTCACCGAGTTCCTGGTTGGTATCCGTATCTTTGTCTTGATCGTAATCAAGACTTACTACGAAATACTCTTTTTCCCCTCTAAGAATTCTTTCTACTTTAGAAACCGTTCCCTTTGCAGACTCAAAAAATCCATCATCATCTTGATATAGAGTTGAGCCAACAAGATCTCTTGGATCTCCAGATAATGCTTCAACAACTAAATCTTTGGTAATGTAATATTGTGCATCGGATGGTTGAATTAAATAATCTCTTGGTTTTATTACCGAAGAATCTGTATCACCATACAATACATTGAATAGAATTTTAAAAGAACTGTCAGTTCCCTTTGAGGAATAAAAATCTTTTGAATGCTTTAAGAATAAAGATTCATTTACTTCAGAATAAAGATCTTTTCTATCAAATCCTGGCGAAATTTGGCCTTTTAATTTTATTAGAAACTCTTTTAAAAATATAACGCTTAAATTGGATACCGCAGATCCGCTCTCATGCTCATCGACATTAGAATCGAGGAATACCAGATCATCTGTTTCGATGGTGTTGTGGTATGAACTTGTTCCAACAAAACCCCTTACACATTCATTAAATGAAGTTGAAGTCTTTGATTTATAAGTAACAATCTCATTGTCAATTAAGATTAAACCATAGGTGTCTGGAAATCCTGCAGTAGATTCTACATTTATTGTACTATCATAAAATTCTACAAATGATGTGAGAGTAGTCGATTCAATCAAATTGGTAATATTATCCAATTTGACGTACTTATCAATATTTTGAATTATGTCTGATGGACCACTTTGATATTCTAATGATTGATAATATTGAGATAAAAATTCCACAAGAAGAGGAAACTCTTCTCTAACATAAGAAGGTACTTGATTCTCAATAATTGAACCGATCTTTACTCTTGTTTCTGACATATTACAATCTGATTAAACTTCCGTTTGTATAACTTGATGTTACTGTGTATGATGTTCCAGAGATATTAGCTCCAGATTCAATGTCATCAGTTTGCATATTTAATACGCTGTTATTAATATCTAGTTGCAAATAAAGATCCTCTTTTCCAATAACGTCATTCGACTTTGGAATTGCGGAAATTTCTATAATTTTTACACCACTCTTTGATTTCAGAGTATTTGTTATTTTAATGGGATAAAGATTAATTTCTCCTCTCTCATAATTTATTGTACCAATATTGTTTCGAACAATTACTGGTTCTGTAGAAGAAGTTAATTTGAATAAAAAGATTGATCCAGTTTTCGCATCTCCATTTGGAAGATCGCTCATATAAACCGTATCTACAACACCATCGATGTTAAATCCCGAGGATTTGATATTATATCCAGATTTTGGATTCTTAAGATGGAATGAGTTTCCATAACAAATTTCATAATCGGCAAGAGTATTAATCTTTGCCTGTAGATTGCGACGAATAATTATTTTTGTAATATTTGAGGTAATTGAAATATTACTATCGTCAATTATTTTTTGAAATTTACTATACTTAAATCTCGCCCCATATTTGTTCAATTCTGAGGAGTCTGAGTATGCTGAAATATTTCTTTCAATTATAGATTTTATAGATCCAGCTCCAGATGCAAGATTTTCATTATAATATGCCGTCGTATCATATTCGACATAAAGGTATTTAAGATCTATGATTTCTGGAACAATTCCTGCAACAGCATATGTTCTCAATCTTTTTACAATATTATCTTTTATAATACTAGAAACAAAATCTCCATTATATGGTTTAATTGAAATATAAACTTTTCCATATCTTGGTGGAACTAATGTTTCTCCACCATATACAGAGACCGATTCTGCTTCGGGAAAAATTGTTGGGACAATTGATTCGTAGTCAGAAGCTGTTACTGCACGATTTTGAGATGCATAGATTCTTGGAGCGAACTTTTTGATAGAATCTACACTTTCGAGTTCTTGACCATTATTTGAACTAATATCAGTAGAAACTGCAGATATAGTTTCTGTTACTACACTTCCATTATTGTCTAGGATTCTTCCGGCATAAGTGAATTTAGATATTCCATCACCACTCTTTCCATTACAAATAATATAAGAAACTTCAATGTAGTTTAAATTATCAAGTTTTACACCAAAAACACCATCACCAAAGATCAATTCATATCTCTGATCTTCTATTTCTTGAATAAAAAATACTTTTGATTCTGGTCCAATATCAATAAGACTCTCGGAAAGACTAAATTTTCTTGTTACGGTACTATCCTGAGTATTTCTAACAGAAACTCTAATCGAACTTACGTCAATTCCAGAGTTGTTAAGTATAAATTTTTGGTTTTGGTTATTTGCATCAACAGTAAATGACTGGGTAACATATGTTCCCTCATATACCTCAAAGGAATCGAAAGATACTATATTATTAATTACTGGTTTAGTAATTGTATCTACAATATTAAAAGAATAACTCTCACCCTGTACAACATTGGTACTTGTACATACAAGTCCTTTTTGGAGAGTTAATGTTTGTGGTATACTTGATAATGATGAAGTATCAACAAAGAAAGATATTGTTGCAGTTGAAGACTTTCTGGACTTTGGAACATATCCAATAGCTCTTGCAAGAGAAACGACGTTTTCTCTTAATGTTGCCGAGTCAATAAAAACTTCGTTGCTAACCATGTTAGCGTTGTACGAAGTAATGTAGGTATTATATGCAAGCGTATCGATAATTGTTGATAAATTGGAACCTTCGAAATCATAGTCAGTAAAATTTGAGTTCGCTCTCAGATATTCCTTGAGAGAACTCTTAATTTGATCGAAATCGAGATTGCTAAAATTTACTAGTGCCATTTATCGTGTCTGTTGTAAGGCAAATGTCAATTGCTGTGGTAATACGTCAATTCCAACAATTTCATATCGAATTGTTACATTAAATTCGTTATTATCGAAGTTTGGTGCAACATCAACTTCGAGCAAATTTACTCTTGGTTCATAATTATTAATAGTAACTTCAATTTCTTGTTCTATAATCCTTGCGCTAAGGTTATCCATGTTCTCAAAAACGGATTTTGAGACATTGGATCCCAATTTTTCACTAAAAGGTCTTTCTCCTGGAAGGGTAAGTACAAGATTTCTGATAGAACGAGCAATTGCAGACTCATTTTTGAGTCCGATCAAGTCACGATTTAAAGCACTTACCTGAAAAGTAGCACTTATATCTTTAAAACCTTTACTTACCCTTTCTACAGGCATGAAGTTGTATAAATCTATCTTATTTAGATGCGTTTTTTGTGGTTATTCATGCCATCTTTCAACAAAATCGTCAAATCCTCCAGCTCCACCACATGGTCTTGAGTAGCGATCCTTTGGAACTTCGTATTTTTTTGTTTTTTTGAGGTATTTTTCGGAAGCAATTTCTGTAATCAGTGTCATTCCGGACTTTATAAAGTCACTTCCTTTATCAACTGGCGAGTTTGCCATCTGTTTTCTCCTTTTTAGGGGTTGAACAGAACTTTTTACGGGGTTCCTATCCCGTTAATCAATGTAAAAACCTTTTCGAAGATAGTCGGAGTCGTTTATATACTCCAAATTATCTATACTCTCAACACTTTGGTCATTCCATACGGGAATTGCAATTGAATTTCCATGTCTAAAGTCTGGATTTTGGCGAAAATGCACTTCAATCAACTTTTCACCTATAAATTCGCAGTTAATCCACTCATAGTTGCCCTTTAGATTCTTTAGAATTTCTGGAAAATTGATTGTAAAATCAATTTTTTCCCACTTTTGCCATCTATAAAGAGGATCACTCTCTTCACGAGTACCTAAAACGGATAACTTACACTCTTGATTCTGAAAATCAACGCTAATATGATCCCCTTCAAAGATTTCGCACCAAAATTCACCTGGATGATAACGTTCAGTGTACTTATGAATGAAATCAATACGTGCATTGCGTCCCATTCCAAGTAAATTCATACATGGACGTACAATATAAAAGTCGGGCTTGGGTACTGTAGTCCCAACAGGACCACAAGTATAACCCAAAACCCGACTTAGGATTAATTTATTGTAGATCCAAAGGTCTTCAGAATGAATCTGATTCCATTCATCATTACCTTCTAAGTACATCTTATCCTCTACCTTGTCCGCGATATTTTTTCTTACGCCCATTGCGAGAAGTAGCGGAGAGCAGTGTCAGTTTGCTGTTACCCTGCCGAGTTTTTTTCGGGGGTCCGGGCACATGACTGCTCTTATTCATTGAAGCACCTTTAGCCATTCTTTTTCTCCCTTAATTCAAGTTCGTTTACATCAAAATCAGAATCTTCATAGTATTTCTGAGAGAGTTCATCAAGGACCTCAGCACACTCTTCATGTGTGAGATTACGGTATAGAACTCTCCCGCGATATACAATGTCAAACATCAGATTACACGAGTCTTTTCGTGTCCAACGCGGATCCGAGGATCACACCAGATATCAAAGCCTTTTTCTTTTGCATCGAGACAGAACGATACGTCTTCTCCACACATATCCTGAACTGCACCAGACTCAAAGACTTGCATCTTAGGAGCAAACCAAGGATACTCAAGATTCTCAAAGACTCCGTTCTTAATCATAACCCAACCAAAACCAGTATAGTCAACTGTGAAGGGTTTCTTACGCTTGCTCATGGTGTCCAGAGTTTCATGATTCATGACTCCACCGTTACGACGGAAGTCATCTTCTTCTAACCAGTGTGCTACTGAGGTCGTGTGCCCATCTTCTGTGCAATACCAACCAGCAGTGATTTCTCTTTCGACAACATTACCTTCTGCGTCCTCACTCAGAGCCATATCACAGAGTTGCCAGAACTTTTCTG